CGGACCTGTTGCCGGTGTGGGATTCGCCGCTCGGGCGGCAGATGGATTCGTCGCGCACGCGGCGCGTGCAGACGCCGTTTTCCTGCTGCAGCACGAACATCTGGGAACCGATGGGGCAAGCGGTACGCGATCTTCGCGCAACGCTCGTCATCCGCGGGCAACGTGCAAGCGACGTGAAACGCTCGCCGATCAAGAGCGGCACGGTAGTGGCCGGCATCGAGTACTGGTTCCCGCTCGAGGCGTGGAGCGAGGCGGAAGTGCGGACGTTCCTCGAGGGCATGGATGTGTCGCTGCCGGAGTCGTACGCGTATTTCAACTCGTCGGCGGACTGCATGACCTGCACGGCGTACCTGGGCGAGAACTTGGGCAAGGTGCGCTATCTGCGCGAGCGCTATCCGCTGGTGCATGAGGTGGTGAAGGGGCGCGTGGCGCAGATCAACGCGGCGGTGCAGGCGGAAATGGACGTCATGCAGAAAGCGATGGCTGCCTAAATGCCGATCAATATCACGGGTGGGTATCAGACCGGGCTCGGCTACACGCCAGGCAACATCGATCTGGCGACGCAGCAGGCGGACATCGAGCGCAAGCGGCAGATCCTGCAGGCGCTGATGCTGCAGTCGTTGGCGCCGGGCGGCGGCACGCAGATGGCGGGGCAGATCGCCATCAAGAATTCCAAGCTGGCGCCGCTCGCGACGCTGCTGCAGGGCTACATCGCGCAGAAGGGCATGGAGGGGTTGTCCACTGAAGAGCGCGAGTTGATCCAGCGCAAGCAGCAGGAGGCCGCAGATGCGGTGACGAAAGTGATGGAGGCGTCGCAACCGCAGCCGGGCACGCCGACCACGTACACGGAGCAACCTGGGCCTCCTGACGAGCAGGGCGTGCCGAGCATGACGGTCGACAAGGGAACCCCGGGCGGGTTCGATATGCCGGGCTTTTCCAAGGCGTATGCCAAGGCGCAATACGCGGGCGTGGATTCGTCGCTGCTCGGCAAGATGCTCGAGCAGTTCAACCGCGGCCGGCTGCTGACGCAAATGGGCTACGGGAACATGGTTCCCGGTGCGCAACCGGGGCAGCCGTCGTTCACGCCGGGCGATGCGACCAGGGGCGCGTCGCTGTCGGTGCCTGGCGGCGGTGCTGCGCCTGCGGGCGGCACGTTCGGCGGTGGTACGGGGGGCGGCGGTGGCGGCATGGGTGGCGTGCCGGGCAATGCCGCGGCGCTGACGCTCTCCGGCGATCCGGCGCTCGAGAAGCTCGCCGCGATGATCAACGAGCGGACGAAGGATCAGAACATTCGCGAAGGCGGATCGATCGCGCAATACGATGCGAACGGCAATCCGCGCATCGTCCTGACTGCTCCGAAGTTGCAGGCCGGCACGCGTACGAACGCGCAGGGCGCCATCGAATCGATCCCCGGTGCTCTGCCTACTGCTGCGGCAATTCAGACGCAGGAGGAGGCCATCAAGGCCGGTTTCAAGCCGGTCACGATGGAGTCCGACGGGATCAAGCAGCAGGGTTACATCGGACCGGGCGGGGTGTTCACGCCGTACCGGAAAGCGGGCGCAGTGTCGCCGGAGACGCCGCAAGGGTTCGCGCGTCAGCAGGACGCCGCGGGCAAGCCGATCGATGTTGTGGTGCCGGCTGCGGCTGGCGGTGGTGCCGGGTTCAATCGCTCGCTGTCGCCGGGAGCGGAAGCGTTCCAGAAGGATGAGGGAAGCGCGGTTTCCAAGCAGTTTGCATCGTTCCGCGACGCGGGCGATCAGGCGTCGATCGGCCGCGCGACGAATGCACAAATGCTCGACGCGCTCGACGCGTTCACGCCAGGCGCTGCGGCACCGCGGCGGCAGAAACTGGCCGAGCTGGTGCAATCGATCCCCGGCCTGAATCTCACGGCCGAATCGCCGATCGTGCAGAAGATCGCGGGCGGCGACATCAATGCGATGCAGGAGTTCGGCAAGCTTGCCTACGGCAACGCGGCGTCGCAGTTGCGCTCGACGCTGCCGGGGCAGCGCCTGACGCAGATGGAGATCCTGCAGAACTATCTGAATTCGCCGAATCCGTCGCTGCAGCGCGCGTCGATCCAGACGATGCTGGAAATGCAGGATGGGATTTATCGCTGGTCGCAGGACCGCGTCGACGCGATGGACAAGTGGACGGGCGATCCGAAGTCGTTCGGCAACTGGTGGAACCGCAACCACCCGTTGACCGGTACTGATGGCAGCGGGCAGCCGTACGTGCCGACGTTGTCGCAAGTGAAGGAGCGGCTCGCCGCGTCGGGCAAGGGGCCGCAGCAACTGCCGGCGATGCCCGGTGAGATTCCGCAGCCGATGCCTACGCGAATCACGGGCGACGCTGATTATGCGAAGTTGCCGAGCGGGACCATGTTTGTCGGTCCTGACGGCGTGCCACGGCGGAAGCCCTAGAGATGGGCTGGCAAGACGCTCCGGTCGTCGAGCAGCCGCCGCTGCGCATCGACATCTCGGGCAGCGCGGCCTCGCCGCCGCCGCAGTCTCAACCGGCGTGGATGAGTGCGCCGGCCGTGCAGGATGCGGCCTCGTTCCAGGAGCCGCCGTCGCTGTTCGAGCGCTTCGGGCACGGCACGAACGCCGTCGTGGAAGCCGCCAAGCAACGCTACCTGATGGCGACCGATCCTGCCGCCGCAGAAGCGTACACGCGGAAGATGAACGAGGACGAGGCGTTCTACCAGCGCGGGCGGCAGAAGCAGACCGATGCCGAGAACGCCGCGAACCCCGGCCTTGCAATGGTCCGCCAGCGGTACGGCGGGAGCGATATACCGTCCGAATTGGGCTCGGCGGCGATGCTCTCGCCGGCGATGCTCCTGCCGGGTGGCCCGGTGGCCGCTGGCATTACGCAAGGCGGCATCGGTGGCTTCTTCCAGCCGAGCAAAGACGCGTCGTGGTGGGACGTCGCGAAGAATACTGCTGTCGGCGCAGGGATCGGCGGGGTTCTGGGTTCCGCCAGCAGGGGCACTCCGGCGCCGGCCAGACTCACTCCTGAGCAGCAGGCGCGCGTCGATGCGATGCGGGCGGTCGGGATCGACAATCCGCCGCTGCCGGCGGTCACGCGCTCGCCGCAGGATTGGTACAACTACGTCGAGCTGGGCAAGAAGGAGGGCCGGGCGAAGGACGTGTACACGACCGCCGAGGAAGGCATCAACAAGACGCTTTCCGAGGTGCTGCCGTCGCTGGGTGGCGATGCCACTCCGACGCTGACGGGCGTGCTTCCGACGCTGCGCACGAAGCCGGCAACGCCCTACGCCAACGCGGAGCAGGCGCGGCAGTCGGTGGCTGCGTACGAGGCCGACGCGCGCAACGTCGCGAGCGGCACTTATGAAGCGGCAGCGAAGGCGCCAGGGTCGGAAGCGTCATTCCCCGCCGAGCCGTTCTTCAAGCGCATCGAGTCTGTCGTCAATGACTTCGAGGACGCGATCCCTGGCGCGGTGATGACCCGGCTGCGCCAGTTGAAGGCCGGCATGGACATGTCGCGCGGCGTCGAAACGCCCGGCACGGTCCCGCGCGACTTCACGATCGCGGAAGCGACGAAGCTCTACCAGCTCATCAACGACCGCATGAGCACTGGACCGGCGGCAGCCGCCGGGCGCGCGATGAAGAGCGCCCTGGCCGACGTGGGTGAAAGCGCCGCGGGTCCGACGGTGCCGCAAGCCGGCAACGTGGCGATGCAGCTCTTCAAGGACGCCACCTCGCAATGGCGGACGATGAAGCAGACGCTTGAGCCCGCGCCGCTGGCGAAGCTCGCCGATACTGCGGAAGCGCATCCTGACTTCTACCCGCGGCTGTTCACGTCGGGCAAGCCGGAAGAGATCGTCGCACTGCGGAAGTTTCTGCAGGAGAACAATCCGGCCGCGGCCAGCGGAATGCGTGACGCGTTGCTGGGTCACTTGCAGGACGCGGCCACCAAGAGCGGCAGTTTCGACGCCTTTGCGATGAACGATGCGATCAAGCGCGTCGGTTCGGAGCGCCTGGCGGCGGTACTTGATGCGCAGGAGATCGGGCATCTGACAGCACTGGTGCAGACCGGGATGCGCGAGTCGGTACTTAACTCGCTGCGCTCGGCGGCGATGCAACAGAACGGTCGCTTCTCCGGCGTGATGCTCGGCAGGGCAATGGACCGCATCGGTCCCGAGCGTTTGCGTGCCGTGCTGTCGCCGGCCGATCTGGCGACGCTGCAGAATCTGCGCGTTGCATCGCACGCGCTCACGGTCGAGCCCAATCTCGCGAACGTCAACCGCTCCAACACCGGCTCGACACTCGGCAACATGCTGCAGCGCTTCCACGTAGGGCCGATGGCGGGTGCCGGGCTCGGTGCGCTGTTCGGGCCGCACACGGGGCTGCCGCAGTTCGTGCCGGAGATGGCGGGGGCAGCTCTTGGCGCGATCGGCGAGCGATTCGGAGCCAACGCGGCCGGGCGCCGGATGCAGGGCATGGTCAATCCCGATCTGCAGGCGCTAGCGCGCTCGCAACAACCGCAGGCGTCGATGCTTGCGCAACTGCTGACGCAACAGCGCACGCCGATGCAACGCGCGTTGCCGATGCTGGGGCTGGGTTTCTAGCCGCGCTCGCGAAACAGGAACGTCTTGACGCGACTATCGGGAATTAACTTGAACAGAATCCACACAAGCGGGCGCACGACGAGGAAGTAGAACACCGGAATCAGCGCAACGGACTCCATAGGGAAATCCTAGCATGGCTTTCAACGGATCAGGTACGTTCAACCGGCTCTATAGCTGGGTCCAAGACGCGGCGAACGGTATCAATATCGACGCGACCCGCAGCGACAACGAGCTGAACGGGTTTGCGACCGGACTCTCGAATTGTGTCACGCGCGACGGGCAGTCGCCGTTCCTCGCGAACATTCCCGCCGGTGGCTTCAAGATCACCGGCCTGGGCACGCCGACATCGACCGGCGACGCGGCGACGTACGAGTTCGTCAACACGACCGCCGCGAACGAGTGGAAGCTCGAGTCGAACACGGTCGCCTATATCGGGCCGACGTCGTTCCGCGTGCTGGGTGGCGACTACACGGCAACCTATCACGTCGGGCGACGGGTCAAGATCGTCAATAACACCGGTGCGACGACAAGCTACGGGACGATCTTCACATCGGTGTTTCCGGGCACGGGCGGCTTCCTGACGGACACGGTGATTGGCGTCGCACTAGATGCCGGCGCGTCGCTCGTCTCGACGGTGACGGCGGTGAGTTACGGGCTGCTGTCGTACACGAATCCCTCGTATCTCGATCCGCGCTCGGTGGTGCTGGCGGTGCCGACAGGAAACGGTGTAGCAACGAACGTCGCGGCAACGAAAGTGTCGCTGGGCTCCGAGATTATCGACAGCCAGAGCGAATTCGCGGCGAGCCGGTTCACGGCGTTGCATCCTGGCTACTACCTGGTGAGCGGCGGCGTTTCGGTCATCGCGGCCTCGGGTGGCAATGCGATCGCCTACGTCTACAAGACCGGCGTCGCGTACTGCGAGATCGGCAAGGTGCTGCAGTCGTCCGCAGGCTTCCAGTTCGTGCCGATTCCGACGACGCCCGTGCTGCTCGCGAAGGGCGATTACCTCGAGCTGTTCTTCCAGTGCTCGGTGGCGGCGCTCATTGAAAGCACGGGCACCGGCTCGGCGCCCTACGACACGACGTTCGCGGTGACGCGCCTTGCGTGATGGAGGGGGCACTCAAGCCGTTGGTCGCAACGCAGTTCCTCACGAACAGCGCAGCAACCTATTACACGGTGCCGCAGGCGCTCGCCAATTCGATTGCGATTCCCGAGATGTTCGTGTGGTGCAACACGGACAGCAGCGCACACACGATCACGATTCACAACGTCCCGAGCGGCGGGTCGGCGAGTTCGAGCAACAAGATATTCGCCGCGGCGTCGATCCCAGCGAATACGACGTGGATTGGCCGCTATCCCGGTGGGGCGTTCGTGATGCCGGGCGGCGGCACGCTGCAGGCGCTTGCCGATGCGAATAGCGTGGTGACACTCACGGTCGGCGGGCGCGAGTTCCAGTAATGGCCGTCGACAGCACGGGAACCACGATCCCGAGCGGGCTCGACGTCTACCCGCCGATCGCCGGCGGTGGCGGGGGCGGTGGTGGTTCGGTCACGTCGGTCACGGCCGGCGATGAATCCATCATCATCGGCGGGACTGCAACCGATCCGACAGTTCGTGCGAACACGACGAAAACGGCAGTCGCCTCGCAGGCGCTGACGGGTGGGGATTGGGTGACGGTGTACGACAACGCCGGCACGCCGACGGTACGAAAAGCCGATTGGACGCTCGGGCAGGCCGGCGAGTGCAACGGCTACGTTGCAGCGAATGTCGCGAATGGTGGAACCGCGACGGTATTCATCTCCGGGATCAATGCGCACGTCTCCGGCATGGTCACGGGCGATGTGTGGCTGGCCGGTACGGGCCTCGGCACGAACACGGCGCCTGCAAGTACCGCGGGGAACATCTCGCAGCGCATCGGGCGGGCTCTGTCCGCCACAGCTGTCGGAATCGAATTCGAGCCGGCGATGCTGATTTCGACGCCTAGCACACCGTCCTCCGGTGGCGTCATGCAATCGCAGGAGTTCACCGCAAGCGGCACGTTCACGGTGCCCACTGGCGTCAAGGCGGTATGGCTGACGATGGTCGGCGGTGGCGGCGGCGGGTACGGGACCGGGGCAACGGCTGCTGCCGGTAGTGGTGGCGGCGCGGGTGAATTGCTGGAAGGGCAGCTCGTTCCAACGGTGCCCGGAGCCGCGATAACGGTCACGGTGGGCACGGGCGGTACAGGCGGCGCATCCGGCGCGCATGTCGGGGTCGATGGTGGCACGACATCATTCGGCCCGGTGTGGAAGGTCTTAGGGGGCGGTGGTGGACAGGGCACGTCGGCTGGGCCTGCCGGTGCAGGCGGTGGCATTCGCGGTGCGGCGGGCGGTGTATCGGGCGGCGGTGCGGGCATTCTCGGCACGGCAGAGACTCCTACGGCGTTCGGTGGATCGAGTGGCGGGGTAGGTAGCGCAGGCGGTACGGGTGGCGCTGGCGGCGGTTCTGCGGGCCTGCTCGCGGGCGGTGCCGGTGGTGTGCTGGCAAGCGCCAAAGCGGGCGGCGGCGGCGGTGCGGCTACGCGCTGGGGTGTAGGTGGCGCGGGCGGCAACGGTGAAGTTGCTGGATCGAACGCGCCTGCGGGCTCTTACGGCGCGGGCGGTGGTGGTGCGGGTGGTTCTGCCACGGGCAAGGCAGGCGGCAATGGGCTCGACGGCTACGTTCTCGTGGTGTGGGTCGGCTGATGCCAACGCGCAGCCAAGTATTCATCGCATCCGGCACGTTTGTTGTTCCAGCCGGTGTGTCGCATGTCCTGGTCAACATCATCGCCGGCGGCGGTGGTGGCGCAAGGGCGCAATTTGCCGAAGGCGGCAACGGCGGCGGATCGGGTGCGTTTCGGCTCAACTGCGGACTAAACGTCACGCCGCTAGCGTCGATTGCTGTGACGATTGGCGCGGGCGGTCTTGGCGGGACATCGCCGAATATTACTGACCTCGGCCCGCAGCCGGGAACGAATGGCGGCGCGTCCTCATTTGGGACGAGTCTACAAGTGTCGGGTGGGCTTGGCGGGACGGCGGCGGCAGGAAGCGGCGGCACTGGGGGCGGGGAATCAGGCGGCGCGGCGGGGGTTTATGTCGGTTCCGGTCCCGCAACCGTTGCGAACGCGGGAAGTGCTGGAACGCTAGATACACCTCATGCGACAGGCGGCAGCGGTGCGGGTGCGGGCGGCGGATCAACCACGCCATCCGGGGTCGGGATGCAAGGCGGTCCCGGAGGCCCAGCGGTAAACGCGAACGCGGGTGCTGCGGGTGGGACCGCCAACGCCAGCGGATCGGGCGGGGGCGGCGGTGCCGGAGCTTCGTCGCCGTGGGGTGCGGGTGGCATCGGCGGGAACGGCGGAGCCTCGACCGGCGTGCTTACGAATGGATCGTCGCCTACTGCTACTGCGTTCGGTGCAGCGGGCGGGGGTGGCGGTAGTTTCGGCTCAGGCAATCACTCCAACGGGGCGGATGGCATGGCGGGGTATTGCGAAGTGTTCTGGACGGCTCCATGACGCTGCGCGCGCCACTTGTACGAATCAGCGGGAAGATTGTCGATCTCCCTGCGAGTGACACGATAGGCGGTGCGCCCGCTGGCCCTACGGGTGCTGATGGCTCTGCGCCGCTGACGACGAAGGGCGATCTGCTGACGTTTAGCACGGTCGTTACTGCACTTGGAGTAGGTGCAGATGGAACGGTCCTCACGGCGGACAGCGCGCAGGCGCGAGGCATCAAGTGGGGAACCGTCACGGCTGGCGTTTCATCGGTCAGCAACAGCGACGGCACGCTCACGATCAGCCCGACGACGGGTGCGGTGGTTGCAAGCCTCGCGCTAGGTCACGCGAACACCTGGACGGCGAAGCAGACGTTCCGCGCCAGCACGACGAGCGCAAGCACGGCGGGCATTTATCTGCAATCCGGCACGCTGATGTCCACAGCGGAAGTCGGCGCGGTCGAGTTCCTGACGGACAAGTATTACGCCACGATCACGACGGGCGCAGCGCGTAAGGAATTGGCGCTGTGGGATGCCGCAGGAACGAGCGGACGAGTCCCATATGAAACGACGAATGGGCGACTGACAGACACTGCGAATCTCGCATGGAATAACGGCAACGTAACACTAACGCTGGGAGGCGCAGCAGGATCCGCAGCGGAGCGGATTTACGCAACCTCTACCGCCAACAGTGGAGTCGGATTCGTTAACGAGAACCTCTCGACAGGCACCGCAGGCTATGCCGGGATATTTGTCAGGAACTCCGTTGACACGGGTGGAATGACCTACGCAGGCACGGGCTTCACTGTTTCCGGCGTGCTTGGGCCGAGCACTTTTCAGCTCTACAACAATTTATCTGGCAAAGCCGTCAATCTTGCGTCAAACGCTGGTGTTATCAATTTTAGCGTTGACCTTTTCGCCACCGCCCGGATGCGCATCGAGGCTAACGGTGACATCAAGTATCTCAATGCCGGGGTGCAGAAGTACCACTTCGACACGGTCAACTCGAGATTCAATTTCCTCGAGGCAGTCACGACGGCGGGGAACGATTTTTATTATTTGAAAGCGCAGAACGCGCAAACTGGGGTGTTCTTTCAGAACAACAGCACTGGTGCTGCTGGTTCGGTAGCGTTAGCTGCGTTTAACAGTGCCAACTATATTGGGCTGTTCAAATATTCGACTGGCTTCACTACTGCGGGACTGCTAACCGCAGGGACCGGAAGTTTATTCACCGACTCAGGTAATTTGCTGATTGGCCCAATAGCGGCATCGGTAGCGACAATTTTTGTAACTGGCGGAACCGCCGCAGCGAATGAACGGATGCGCATTGATTCGTCCGGTATCACGATTGCCGATGCTCACAACATCGTCGTCAATACCTCGACCGGCACGAAAATCGGCACCGGCACGACGCAAAAGATTGGTTTCTGGAACGCTACGCCGATAGCGCAAAAGACTGGCTATGGCACGCCGACCGGTAACGTCAATCAAGGCTCTTTTGCGGCTGGGTCGATCACCTTGCCAAACCTTGCCGCGCACGTCGCGCAGTTGTGTCTTGACTTGAAAGCCGCTGGGCTCATCGGGGCGTAAATGGACGCAAAAGAAGAGTGGGAATTGCGCCGCGAAAACTTGCTGCTCAAGCGGGCATTGATCGAGGCACAGGTGCAGAACCAGCAGGCCGCGCATGCGGAAGTGACGCGCCAGTTGGCCGCGATGGGCGACGAATACAAAGCAGCCGATGAGTGAGCGCAAAACCACGGCGGCGGACGGCTTGCGCTCGCTGGGAACCGCGGCGACGCTGCTGTTTATCCTGATCGGCGTCATCGCCGTGGCGCAATGCGTGGCGGGCTGATCATTGACCCCACCCAACGCCACCGTAGAAACGCGCCTGGCCCTGCTGGAAGCGCGGATGCGGATCGTCATCTTGACGCTGGAGGGCATGATCGTCGCATTCGTAAGCGCGCTGATCGCGTACTTTTTCAAGGGTTAATCTAAAGGAGCAGCGATGTCCAAGTTCACCATCGGAGTTACCGCAGGGACTGCCAACGTATACCCGTACGGGCAGGGCAGCGAGGTCAAGAAGGTGCTGAAGGAAGGCGAGACAGTGGCGTGCGAGGTGCCGGTGGGCCCGCACCCTGAGCCGCAGATCGCGCAGCCGCCGAAGGAGCAGGCCAGGCAGCAAGTCGACGAGGACAAGGCAGCGCCAGCAGCGGGTGTCGCTGACGACGCACCGCACGGGCAACGCGCGGGCACGCTATTGGTCGCCGTCACGCAAGGCGCCGTCACGCTGCGCACCTACGCCGGCAATGCCTTCTCCGAGCAGAAGCTCGAGCTGGGCGCGTCGGCCTCGGTCGAGGTCACGGAAACCAATCACATCACGCTGGCGGTGTACGACGCAGCGCCGGTGGTCGACCCGAGGTAACCATGGCGAACATTCCGATCGCCGGCCTGATGTACCAGGGGCACCCCTGCAGTTACGACGATGGCGTGGTGCCGCCGATCGTGCCACCGGATCCGCCGAAGCCAACGGAACCGGGAACCACCATCTACCCGCCGGAGCTGCAACCGAAGAACAAGAGCCAGTCGGCGCTGCCGTGGACGACCGGGACGCGCCTCTCTGGCCCGGAGATCGACCACAATACCGCGTGGATCATTAACTTCCGCGCGGGTGCTGCGAGTACGCGCGTGGTGCGTCTTTCTGCCGTTGAGCGTGAGGGCGGGCCGGAGATGCGCGTCGGCATCCTGTTCCGCCGCAGTGACGGCGCGGTGCTGCAGCGGCTGCAATCGTCGAGCCTGACGTACAACTGCCTGGTCGGGCAACCGGCAACGCCGTATCGCGTGCCGCTCGAGGCGAACACCAACTACGCGCTCGGGATCTACAACGTGAACGCAGAGCAGGGGGCGATGTTCTGCGACCTGTATCTGTAAAGGCGTCCAATATTTCTGCGCCACGTAGGGAGAATTCATGGCATTACGCGCGCGTTTTTTGGAAAACCGCTACGACTAACCTGTTGAATCAGACCGCGTCTCCGGTTTAGCGTGCCGTATAATCGGTGATTGCGCGCGCCCTTGAAAACGTTGGCTTTTCGCTCTGCGAATTTGGGCGCTTCCAATATTCACAGCCGGCGCTTGAGCGTTGGCGCGTTGATCGTGCGCAGCCGCTTGATGTACCGGTCGCTCATTTTCTTCGACGTGTGGCCGAGCATCGCCTGGTAGTCCAGCCCTTCCTCTTCGGCCGTGGTCGCCGACATCCCGCGGATGTCGTGGAAGCGAGTATCGCGCTCGACGCTGGCGGCATCGCGAGCGGTCGCGAACGCTTCCTGCAGGCGCCGGCCGGTGATCGGGCGACCCTTGTCCGTCGAAACCACGAACAGCCCCACGATCGGGATGCGCTTCGCGGCCTCTAAAACGGCGCGCAGCGGGGGCGTGATCTCGAAAGCCTGCCGTGCCCCAGTCTTAACTTGGACGACGCTCAGGCGCTCGCCCACTGCCGCCCAGCGCAGCCCGAGCACGTCGCTCTCGCGCATGCTCGTGAGGTAGGCTAGATCCATCGCGATCTGCAGCCAGCGCGGCGAGATCTCGCGGATGCGCCGGAACTCGTCGTCGGTGATTCGTCGGCCGCGCGGCGTCGTTTCGTTGAAGTTGACGTGCTCGGCCTCGTTCGTCGTCACCCATCCCCACTCGCCGCCGATCCGGTACGCGACGCGGAGCAGCGATAGACAGCCATTGAACCAGCCGCGCTTCACCCTGCCGCTGTCACGCCATCGCGCGATGGCGAAACGGCTCAGGTCGTCGGCGGGGAGGGTGCCGAACTCGGCGTCGATAGTGCGGCTGTAATCGGCGTAGCGGTTGCGCGTGCTCTTAGCGTAGTCCGCCATGCAATCGTCGAGATAGCGGTGGACCAGATCAGCGACGGTGACGTGTGGCGGAAGGCACTCCAATTCGGCCCACAATCGTAGCGCTCGCGCCTTGACCTTCCCGAGGTTGTGCCACTTGCCGTCGGCGCTGACGTAGTAAAAGGTCGACCCCCGCAGGTACATCCGTGGGGGGAGATCGAGATTCTTGGTGCGGCGACGACCCATGAATCGCTTCGAGTGCGGAGCGGAGCACTTTAGGCCGACCGGAGCCGGATTGAAAGTAGGGTATTCCATAGCGGTCAAACCACTCCCTCTGCTTGCTGGCTCTTACCTTGCCGGTTAGGTCAGCCACTTCCTCGGGCGAAAGCCACTGATTCATGTCTCGGCGTGAACCTGTCGGTGATGCTTGCGGCACAACCAAACGACTGCGAGGTGCATATCCTCGGCGTAGGATGGGTGATGCGCCTCGACGTGTTCGGCGCTGCCGCACACCCAACACGGCGCGCGCTGTATTTCGCCGCGTCGCAGCGCCTTCGCTACGGCGGCATTGGCAGCGTCTCGAATGAACACCGCGCCGGGCTCATCGGTCCACTTAACCATCAATCTCCCTTCGTGGTATCGGGTTGGTAGCTGACGACTCGATGTAGTCCGATAAACGCAACCGGCTTTCCGCTTGGCTCGCGTCGGCCGTTGATGATGTCGCACAAGAATGGTTGTGTTACCCCGATTGCCTGCGCAAGAGCCTTCTGTGATCCGTATCGCTCGACTTGTACTTGTAGCTCGCGACGGACCTGTTCGGCGTTCATTCCTTCTCCGGTAGGGCATCGAGATAGGCGTCTATCATTTCGCAACGCTTTTCTGGCGATGCTGTCATCCATTCATCATGCGGCGGGTCGTACTCGAACGGGTACGTCCACGACGTATGCACGTCGACCGGCCATGTGGTCGGCAGGAACGGGCGCATCCCGGCGGCATGACCAGATCGCCAAGTTCGATACCGTTCTGCATCCCGACGGAGTAGTGCTACTGCATCCCCCTGCTCCTTTTCTTCGTTGACCGTGGGGGCTGCTAGACAGCCGGGAGCGTGCTGCTCTGCATCCAGCCCGCCCCATTCCGCCTTGCACAATTTGCAACGTTTGAAGCGCAATCCGCCATTCCATTCTTCCGTAGCAAACTCCCGCAGCGCATCGTGTAGGGCTTGCTCTCGGGTCATTTGGGCCCCGTGATCTGTTCCGCTACCCAATCGCGCATCTGCTGCCAGCGTTTCTCATCTAGCCGGCGCTTGCCTTCGGGCGTGCGGTCGTCGAGTAAATAGCCCCAATCAGGATCGTCGTTCATGTACATAATCTCTGCGGCCAGTGGCTTTGCTACACCGAAAGCCTTGGCGACATCTTCAGGCTCGCAGGCGTCGAGCCCTTTCATGTCGAGCCCTCGCGCCTGTCCGAGCGCCCCGAGCGCGCATACCCCACCGCCATCGTCTACTAGCGCGTCCGTAACAAGTCGCTTTTCCGGCATGGCGTCGAGCGCGGCTAGCATTTCGCGCAATAACGCCTGTCCGCGCTTGCCCCGCGTAGCACTTGCAACTTGTCCGCGCCAGCGAATTAAGTCCCAGTTGTCGAGATTGGTGCTGTATCCGCTGCGGCTCATTTGGGCGGCTCCAAGGGAAGATTGCGGACGGCGAGCGCGCAATGGTCGCAGGCGCGGTTATAGGCTGCGTCCGACTCATCGCCCGTATCTTCGATGCCCTTTTCATCCTCACACACCTTCGCCGCCGCTTCCCGCATAGCCTCGGCACCCTCGCGGAAAGCTATGTCGTAAGCCAGCGGCCAATCATCCCGCGCGGGCGGGGCGGCGAGCGTAGGCTGTACCTGTTGCTGCTCAATAGTCATGTGATCCTCCCGGCCGCATACAGCGCCAACTGAACGCGATTGCTGTAGCCGTTGCCGAGCTTCGCGCGGATCATCTTCGCGTGCGCCTTGACCGTGCTGACGCTTAGTCCGAGATCGCGGGCGATGGCCTTGTCAGGCAGGCCCGAGCCGATGCCGGTCAGCACGGCGCGTTCGCGTGGGGTGAGGTTCATGCGGCCAACTCCAAGCCGAGATTGCTGGCGACGTATGCCTCGATCTTGTTCAGGTACTCGGTGAACTCGGCAACGTCGAGCGTCGTCGTGCTTACCGGCACGAGTTCGCCGCTCGGCGTCGGGATCTTCGGTAGGAATTGGCTGCCGAACTCGTGATGCCAGGCGTCGCGGCTGAATTGCTTGCCATCGACCCATGCGTTATCCGCGATCTCTTCGAGTCGCTTCCAGTAGAGATTGTTTTGCGGGATGGACCGCTGCGACTTGTACTCGGTCACTTCCACCGACAGCGGCTTACCGTTGTCGGCGCAGGCTTGCCAGTTCGCGCCGATGAAGCCGAGCAACTGCCGGAAGTGGCCTTCCTGCCGCAAGATGAAGTGTCGACGCAGATTCATGCGGCCTCGCGCATCATCGGGCGGTGCCCGGTCTGACACTGCCAGAAGCATAAAAGGGCGTCGAACATGGCGAGCCCGCGCGTGAGGTCGACCTCCGGCACTTCCAGCAGGACGGACAGGCCCGGCACGGTGGTCGACACGAACACGATCGCGCAGCGCGCCGCCGGCACCCGCAAGCCGCGCCGGTACGCCGCGAGCTGCATCGGATGCTCGTCCCATAATTTCGGCAGAGTGGCGGCGGTGAATTCCTTGCTCTTGTAATCGATTACCCATGCGTCGGAGTGCAAGTCGCATTTGCCGCCGTAGCCGGCCGGGTGCGCGAACGAACGCTCCGGCAGCCACTGCTGCTCGCCGCACCAGTCGGTGATCTCCTGGCGGGCGCCCTTGACGTGCGCGAACAGGTCGGGGTCGGGCATCTCGCCGCGGTAGTGGCGCTCGAGGGCGCCATGAATGCTCTCGCCGCGCTCGCGTGCCTTGCGCGCCTGTTCCTGCGCGTCGAGGCGCACGCGGGCGAGCCACGCGTCTTCCGTCTCGCCGATGATCCGCGGCAGCGTCAGGCCGGCCATCAGCAACTGCTCGGCCATCCAGCGGTTGAGCGCCGGCCGGTCGGCGCAGCGCATGACGGTCGTAACGGACGGGACGAGCCCGAGCTTGCGCGCGTCGGCCAGGGTGGCATTGCGCTCCTTGCCGTTGCGGCCGATCACCGTATAGGCGGGCGTGCCGTCGAGCTTGTACCAGTGGCCGGTGGACGTTGCGAAGTCGTTCATGCTGCCTCTCTCGGGAATTTCGCCGCAAGCTCGATGCCCTTCGCCTTGATGCGCTTGTGCGCCTCGACGTCGCCGCCCTGCTGCGCGATGGCGAGCGCCTTCTCCAGGCGCTGGCGCAGATCGTCGATGCTCGTTGCTTCGTCGAGAGACGCGATAAGATCTGCCTCGGCACTCGGATCGAGGCCGTTAGTCGCGGGTTCGCCCTCGACGCCGTTCGCCTCGGGTTCGTCCGGCGCGCGCGGCACGTCTTCGCCGGCGTAGATGTACAGCCCGAGCCCGTGCAGCGCGATCGCCTTGACGAGACAGCGCTGCATCGCCGTGTTGACCGCGAAGGCATCGGGCGCCGCAATGGCCTGGTTGCGGTGATTCATCACGGGCAGATGCATCGTGCGCGGCTTGCCGAACGCTGTCACGGTGCAGACGACTTGCATCGTCTCGCCGAACATGCGCGGCTCGCCGTATTCCCACTTGGCATCCGGGTCGCGGCGCAGCAGTTGGTCGACCGCCCACGCCCACGACAGGTACTTGAGGGTGCCCTTCTTCTCGACGTACTTGCCGACGTCGATCGCGGCGAGTTCGGTGAAGTGGTTCTTCGCTTCCATCTGCTGCTGCTCCTCTTGTTGCTGTTGGTGGCCGAGATCGGTGTCCATCAACGGAACCATCCGAAACAGAGGCCGAGCACGATGAACCCGGCGATGCCGGTCATCACGGTGCAGAGCACAAAGCCGCCGATGCGCTCGAAGCGGTGCGAGACGAACACCGGATCGCGCGGCAGTTGCCGACGGAACGCGTAGTGGTCGGGGTTGTAGTCCGCCTGGCTGGAGATGTCGGAGCGGTTCATGCTGAAACCGGCTCGCGGCGGTAGATGGCGAGCGCGTCACTGATGCCATCGCGCTTGCCGGCTATGTGGGCGAGCGCGATGACCGTCTCGACGTCCGTCCGGTTCGCGGCGTCGATTGGCACAACCAAATTGACCAGCTCCATGAAGGCGGCGTCGTCGGTGAGTTCGTTCGGCAGTTTCACGACTGTTCCTCCGTCACGAGCCGTTCGGGAATGCGCCACGGCCTTTGCAGCGGTCGCAGATCACGCGAACCAGCTTCGGCACGGTCAGCGCCTGGTCGATCGCTTCGTCGAGCAGCGGGTCGTGTTCGAAGAAGTTCATGCTTCCCCCGTTGCGGCGATGGCGCGGCGCTTGCGCATAACATCGCGGCCGACGCGTGCGGATTCGACGCCAAAAATGTCGGCGATCAATGCGGACGTGACGTACTCGGACGCGCGACGCTCGCAGTCAGATTGATCCTCCTCGTCGGCCGTTTCGATGCCGGCCTCGTCGTTCAGCGCGATCCATTCGATCGCGGCGCGGTAGCTTGCGCGATTCATGCTTCCCCCGTGCAATCGAGCCACGTTGTTCTGCAGGCGCTGTCGTTGCAGATGTAGAGGTCCGTCATCTCGCGCTCGCGGCGGATGTCGCTGCCGGCGCACTTCGGGCACTCGAGGCCCGCATCGACGCGGCGCTCGCGCTCGCGCATCTCGCGGAGGTCGGCGAGCAGCGTGTCGTCGCCCAGCGTCTTGACGCCTGCGATGCGGCGGGTGAGGTCGAGGCGCAGGCTGTTGGCGCTGCGCGCCAGCGCCATCTCCTGCCGTTCCTCCGCAGCGCGTTCCTCACGCTCGGCGCGGACTTCCTCGCGGTACTGCGCGTCGTCCGCTTCGTCGCGAACCATCTGATCGAAGGCGTAACCGTGGCCGCTCATGCTGCCTCCGCGACGGTGCGATGCTTCGGCGTAACACCCACAAGCAAAGCCTCGGGAATGCATTGCGGACGGCGGAAGTTACCGTTGATGACAACCAGATGCGCCGGCCGATTGACGCTGACGACTATCGACCGTTTGACGTTGCCGTCGTTGCCGATGTAGCGGATCTGGTCGCCAGGGCGAACGGACTCGAAGAGGGTGGGAGTCATGATCAGAATCCACCGTCGAACGTGAGGACGAAGCCGCGCGATTCCTCGACAACGCGGAAGCCGGCCGAACTGCCGGTGAACGCCTTAAGAAATTCGGCGAGCGCCGCGGCGTCCTTGAAAACAATCGATCCGTTCATCTGCTTCTCCCGTAAGGCGCTTGTCGTAGCGCGTTAGAGAGATATTAACCAACAGATTGTTGGACGTCAACAACTAATTGTTGGGGATATGGGCGCAAGCAGGCACGCGCCGACGAACGGTCAGTGCGGCTAGGCGATCAGGGACTGGCTACTGCGTGCCGCTGCGGGGGCCCTTCCCCAGCGGGTTGGTGGCGTCGGGCTCGTTGAACTCCTCCAGCAGCTCGACGGCGCGGCGGCGGACCGCTTCCTTCATCCACTCTTTGCGCAGGCCGCGGTAGGCCCGCAGGAGCGCGATCTCGTCCTCGTCGGTGACGTGCTCGCCGCGCATCTGCGGCAGCGCGGCCGGGCCCCTCGGCCCATAGCGGAGATCGGCAACGTCGAGGCCGATCATCTTCGCCAGCTTCTTCATTTGCGTATCACGCGGCATGCGTTCACCCCGCATCCAGAGGCGGACCGCCTCAGGATCAACCTGGAGCGTGTCCACGATTATTTTTGGCCTGATACCGGCGCGTTGCATGCCTACCGTAAGCCGCTGACCGAACTCCAGGTACTTCGACTTCCTCTTCGGTTCGTCAGCGGCCACGACCCCAAGACTGCCAATAAAAGCTTGGGCGGTCAGCCCCGCAGATTGTCGTTGACGTCCCCAACGATTTGTTGGTAACCTATGTTCCATGAAAAATCAATCGGAAGTTATCGCCGAGGCCATCGTCAAAGGCGGCGGCGTTCGGCGCGTGGCGATCGCCATGAAGATGAGCGAGGAGGGCGTGCGTCTGTGGCGCGTTCGCGGCTTCGTGCCGGCGAAGCGCCTGGTCGAGTTCGCGCGGCTGACGGGCGTTGGGCGGGAACGGCTCGCACCTGACCTATACGCCGACTTCCCGACGCGCAGGCGTGGATCGAGGGCGGTGGCTGAAGCGCCATGACCGAAGTGTCCGACTCGGTCGATTCAATTACACGCAAATCGTTGACGACGATATTGAACGCCGTTGAATTGGTCGGGCAAAACACGATCGCCGACGCGTGCGGCGTCGACAACTCGACGATCACCGGCGACAAGGCGAAGTACTGGCCGCGGTTTGCCAAGACGCTCGCGGTCGCGGGACTCAAGGTCGTTCCGGCCGGCTCCCGCTGCTACACGCCGGAGTCGATCGAGCCGCTCCTCGCACTCGCCAAGCAGCGCATGGCGCAGCTCACCAGCGTGAACGAATTGGAGTGGGGCGAGACGTGAACGCCGCGCCGAACGAGAACAAAACGTGCCATGTGCCAGTGTGGCTGGCGCCCGAGATGGCGCTCGTGCTGAAGCGCTTGGCGCTGCGGGACCGACGCAAGGTTAGCGCGTATGTCCGCATGGTGCTCGAGCGGCATATCGCCGTGCGGAGGGATACGTGACGCACTGGACGCAGGAGCAGCTCGACGCCTACAAGGCCCGCGCCGCGGCGCCTGACGAGCATTGCGTGCTGCTCGCGCCGGTCGCTGCGCTACCCACGCCCGAATCCGCGGTCCTGAAGGCCGTTCTCGACGTGCTGCGGCTGCATCGCGGCGTGGCCTGGTGCGCGCGCATGAACTCAGGGCGCTTTCAGATCGAGGGCCGGTGGGTGCAGGCGTCGTTCAAGGGTTGCGCGGACATCCTCGGGCAGCTCACCGACGGGCGACTGCTCGCGATCGAATGCAAGTCGGACAAGGGCAAGACGACGGACGAGCAGGCCGCGTTCCTGCGGCACGTTCGCGACAACCACGGCATCGCATTCGTCGCAAGATCGGTCGACGACGTGATGGTCAACCTGTCTGCAGTGCTCGCCGGCGAGGCCGCGTGAATCCATTCCGCATCGACGGGCCGGTCGCGTTCAGCGGCGGGCGGACGTCGGGTTACATGCTGCACGAAATCCTTCGCGCGCATCAATGGGTGCTGCCGGATGACGTCGTGCCGGTGTTCTGCAACACGGGGAAAGAGCACGACGCCACGCTCGACTTCGTGCAGGCGTGCGCGACGCACTGGTGCGTGCCGATTCGCTGGGTCGAGTATCGCAGCGCGAAGGTGCCGGTCGACCGTTGGCGCGAGGTCGACTATGCAACGGCCTCGCGCAATGGCGAGCCGTTCGAGGCGGCGATTCGGGCGACTAAGGGCTATCTTCCGAACCCCGTCAATCGCTACTGCACGGTCGAGCTAAAGATCCGCGCATCGCAGCGTTTCGCCGAATCAGACGTCGGAGGGATGGTCGATGGACACACCCGCGTCGTCGGTCTTCGCGCGGATGAGCCGGGGCGCGTCAGCAAGGCCCGCGCGCGCGAATTGACCGGTAAGGACGGCGGTCGCCTTGATCTCGCCTTCCCGTTGTATGACGCCGGCCGCACGGTTGCCGATGTCACGGCGTTCTGGAAACGGCAGTCGTTCGACCTCGGCCTGCCGAACGTCAACGGCACGACGCCGCTCGGGAATTGCGACCTGTGTTTCCTCAAGGGCGCCGGCAAGCTTGCCTCGATCATCGCCGCGGAGCCGGAACGCGCGATCTGGTGGGCGAAGATGGAAAACCTAGCGGCACAAACGAGTGAGTCACCGTTGGGTGGTGTCTTTCGCAAGGACCGGCCCAGCTACGCCGCCATGCTGGCGCAGGGCAATCTGCGCTACGACGACGCGCCGGACACGATCGACTGCGCGTGTACCGACTGATGAACCACAACTGGGAGGCAACCGCATGGATCTGATCGGCTTGCTCGTCACCGTCGTCGTGCTGGGGTTGGTGTTCTATCTGCTGTGGTGGCTGCTCGGCGTCATCGCCCTGCCCGAGCCATTCAACAAAGTCGCCATCGTGCTGCTCGCCTTGGTCGCCGTGGTGCTGCTGCTCGGCGTGCTGTTCGGCGGCATCAGCGTGCCGCGGCTGCGCCTGTGACCTGTCCCGCCTGCCGCGATCAGCTCGCCGCGCACGCACGCGTGCCGGCGCTGTATCGCTGTCTCAACCCGTATTGCGCAGAGTTCGACCGATTCAAGATTCTGCGAAGTGCTCAAGCGGAGGAAAATGGGTGAAGCGCCCCGCGTTTATGTTCTATCCCGCCGATTGGCGGAAGGACACGGCGTTGCAGTTGTGTTCGATCGCAGCGCGGGGCGTATGGCTCGAGTTGCTGTGCGTGATGCACGAATGCACGCCCTACGGCCATCTGGCACTCAACGGCGCGCCGATGCCGGAAGCCAGCGCGGCCCGGCTGATCGGCGTCACGGTGGCTGAATACCGGCGCGCGATGGTCGAGCTTGAGCGATCGGCGATCTTCAGTCGGACGGATGCCGGCGTGCTCTATTCGCGGCGGATGGTGCGCGATGAGCGCGTTCGGTTGGCCCGTGCAAACGGTGGGCAATTGGGCGCGGAGTTCGGGCATCTGGGTGCTGAACACGGATCGAAGGGGGGTAGACCAAGCATTAAAAAGGGGGATCAAAAACCCCCCTTACATGACCCCTTAAAACCCCCCCCTTCATTTGCAGTTGCATTTGCAGTTACAGAAGTTCAAAAGCTATCGTCGACTTCGTCGACTCGTCCGGTTGCACCGGACCCGCCGGAACCACCGGGCTTCCAAGCGTTCTGGGGTGCCTACCCGGCAACCCGGCGACGAGTGGCAAAGGCCAAGTGCCTCGTCGTTTGGAAGCGGGGTGGCCTGGAACCGCTTGCGGTGGCGATCGTCGAGCACGTGACGGCGATGAGCGGCACCACGCAATGGCGCGACGGCTATGAGCCGGCGTCGCTGACCTACCTCAACCAACGCCGGTGGGAGGACGGGCTGCCGTCCGCCGCTGTCGACCAACCGCTACGGGTGGCAATGTGAGCGTCATCCCGCTGACCAAACGCCGGCCGGGGATCCTCGACGCGGCGGCGATGACGCTGGAAACCGGCGCCCTCTGGAAGCGCGGTGGACTGCCGCGGGGACAGTCGAGCGGGTGGGCCGGCCTCGACGATTTCTACACCGTCCTGCCGGGCCAGTGGACCGTCATCACCGGGATGCCGGGCGGCGGGAAATCCGAGTTCCTCGACGCCCTGCTGGTCAACCTCGCCGAGGCCGATCCGACGTGGGAATTCGCCATCTACTCGCCCGAGAATTGCCCGCCGTCGACCCACCTTGCCAAGCTGCTCGAGAAGGTCGTCCGCAAGCCGTTTGGCCTCGGCCCGACCGAGCGCATGACGTTCAACGACGTCTGCAGCGGCGCCGCCTGGATCCACGAGCACTTCTTCTGGCTCGAGCCCGACCTCAAAACCCCCGACGAGCTGATCGCGACCGGGCTCGCCTACCGCAACGAAGGCCGGAAGTTCGGCATCGTGCTCGACCCGTGGAATACCCTCGATCACCAGCGCGGGACGATGAACGAAACCGACTACGTGTCGTTCATCCTCACCGAGGTCACCAAGCTCGCGCGCGCCGCCAATGCCCACGTCTGGCTCGTCGTCCACCCGGCGAAGATCCAGAAAACCCGCGACGGCGTACGGCCGGTCCCGACCCCCTCCGACATCTCCGGCTCGGCGCATTGGTACAACAAGGCCGACAACATTATCACCGTCCACCGCGACCAGACGCAGGGCCAGGACGTCGAGATCCACGTCCAGAAGGTGCGCTTCAAGCACTGCGGACGGGTCGGGCTCGCCATGCTCAAGTACGACCGCATCACGGGCCGGTTCTTCGAGTTCCCCAACGGCGTGCCGGGTGAGCTGTACGCCGATCCCGAGCGGCGCTCGTGACCAATGCTGCCACTCCCCGCACCCCGCGGCGCCGCAACCGCAAGGTCGCCCTCTACACCCTCTGCGCCGAACTCGCCGCCTGCAACGTCAACGCCGCCCACATCGCCGCCCTCCTCGGCAGCCACAAGGGCTACGTCACCCGCGTCATGACCGAACTCGGCCTGCACCGCAAACGCAAGGATCACTCCGCCAACGACGCCTACAAGCGCCTCCCCCCCGACGTCTGCGAGCGCATCGAGGCGTTCCGCAAGCGTACTGAGTCTCCAAAGTGTTGAGCAAAACCCTTGACGAATCAGTACGCTTGAAGGTTAAACAAGGATTTCCATAGTGGCGAAGATCGGTCGACCCAAGGGCAGCCCCAACAAGCGCACGCTGGCGACGAACGCCAAGTTCGCCCGGTCGGGCCTGCTGCCGCTCGAATTCCTGCTGATGCGCATGCGCGATCCGAAGCTCGACGAGAAGGACCGCGTGTACGCCGCGGTCAGCGCCGCGCCCTACATGCACGCCAGGCTGACGTCGATCGACGCCAAGGTCAGCGGCGACATCATCATCGAGGTCGTCCGCTTTGGCGAAAAAAACCGTCAGGCTGCCTAATGGCTGGCGCCCGCGGGATTATCAACTTCCCTCGTGGCAATACCTCGAGGACGGCGGCAAGCGTGCGCTGCTGTTCTGGCACCGGCGGGCCGGCAAAGACGACGTCGGGATGCATTGGGCAGCCTGCAGCGCGTTCCTACGCGTCGGGACGTACTGGCACATGCTTCCCGAGGCCAGCCAGGCCCGCAAGGCGATCTGGGACGCCATTAATCCTCATAGCGGGATCAGACGTATCGACGAAGCCTTCCCTCACGACATTCGCGAGATTACTCGCGAGAATGAGATGTTCATCCGCTTCCGCAATGGCTCAACCTGGCAAGTCGTCGGATCGGACAACTACAACTCGCTGGTTGGATCGCCTCCCGTGGGTGTCGTGAGTTCCGAGCACGCACTGTCGAATCCCGCGGCATGGGCGTACCTCAGACCCATATTTCGCGAGAATCACGGCTGGTTTCTCGGCATCACCACGCCCCGCGGCAAGAATCACGCATACGAGATGTACCGCGCGCACACCGATGATCCCGAATGGTTCACGCAAGTGCTGCCGGCCACGCAAACCGGCGTGTTCAATGCGCAGGAGCTTGCCGCCGAGCGCGAGGAGTACTGCGCCGAGTACGGCGAAGACCATGGCGCGGCGCTGTTCGAGCAGGAGTACTACTGCTCCTTCGAGGCGGCGATTCTCGGCAGCTACTACGCCGGCGAGCTGGCAAAGGCTCGCGCGGATGGCCGGATTGGTGCCTATCCGTGGATCGAATCGTTGCCGGTGTTCGTTGGCGGCGATCTTGGTCGGCAGGATTCGACGGCGCTGTGGTTCTGGCAGATCGTAGGTGGCGCGCCGCGGTTCATCGACTATCACGAGAGCAACACCCGCGACGTGCCGTTCTACGTGGAATTGTTACGCGACAAGCCGTACCGCTACGCTGCGCCGCCGCTGTGGCTGCCGCACGACGCGCGGGCGGAAACCCTTGCATCGCCGCGGTCGGTGCAGCGACAGTTTCGCGACGCTGGGTTCGCCAATCGCATCGTGCCGTCGAAGGATATGCAGGACGGGATCCAGGCCGCGCGCGCGACGCTGCGCATCTGCACGATCGACGATGAGCACTGCGCCGGCGGGCTCGAGGCGCTGCTCGAGTACCGGCGGATGTGGGACGACGAGCGGCGCGTGTTCAGCAACACGCCGTTGCACAACTGGGCGAGCAATGGCGCTGACGGATTCCGCTATGCGTCGATCGCCTGGCGCATCGATCAGAAGCCCGCGGTGCCCGAGCCGGCGGTGTGGGCGCTCGAGGCCGGGGTGCGCGCGCCGACGTTTGACTACGTGCGCAGTGTCGTTGCGCGCCGAAGGAATCAGCTATGAGCGACGTACAGGACGCCGGCACCCTGGTCGAGCCGAAGGATGCAGGGACCGGTGCCGCGGGCGTGGTTCGCCGCTGGCTGACGGAACTCGAACTCGCCGGCAAGTCGGAGAAGACCTGGCGCGAGCGCGCCGACAAAGTCGTCATGCGTTACCGCGGCGACGGCCGGGCCGACGCCGATCGCCAGCAGTCGCGGCCGGATGCCTACAACATCCTCTATGCCAACGTGCAGACGCTGCAACCGATCCTCTACAACTCGACGCCCGAGCCAGTGGTCGAGCGGCGGTTCAAGGACTCGGACCCGATTGCGAAGGCTGCGGGCGAGGTGCTGCGCCGGGCGATCAAGTACACGGTGTCGTGTCAGGACTTCGACGAGGTGATGCTGCTCGCGGTGCAGGACTATCTGCTGCCGGGGCGCTCGGTGGTATCGGTCAAGTACGTGCCGACGACGGCAAAGGGGGATGAGGGGTATGACGATGACGCTGACAACGAAAAGCCGGCCGGAATGGATGTCGCCGGCACTGCACAGCAGCCTGCAACGAATGGAGCGGGCGCTGCATATGGCAGCGCTGCAGGAGCAACGCCAAGGGGATCCGGCAGTGGCGCTGGTGTTGGGGCGATTGGACCGGGCGCTGCATCTGGAATTGGCAGCGAGTCGGGCGATGCGAATCTCGACGCGAACGCGCGCACCGACGAGGTCGTCTACGAAGAGATTCGCTTCGACCTGACGCCGTGGAAGTCATTCCGCCGCGGGCCGGGGCGCACGTGGCAGGACGTGCCGTGGATCGCCTTCGAGCTGGAGTTGACGCGCGAGGCGTGCGTCGACCTGTTCGGCAGCGAAATCGGCAATGCGGTCCCGCTGCAGTCGATGGAGTCGGACGACAAGAACCAGAAGGAGGCGCTCGACAAGGAAACGGCGTTCAAGCGGGCGAAGGTGTGGCAGATCTGGGACAAGGCCGAGCGGCGCTGCCTGTACGTGTGTCCCGACTACAAGGACAAGCCCTGCAAGACCGTAGACGACGCGTACAACCTGAGCGGTTTCTTCAACGTGCCGCGGCCGATGTATGCGGTCGAGACGTCGGACAGCCTGGTGCCGGTGTCCGAGTTCACGATTTATCAGTCGCTCGCCGACGAGGCCGAGACGCTGACCAACCGCATGTCGCGGATTGCGCGGGCGATTCGGGTGCGTGGTGGCTATGCGGCGGGCTTGCCGGAGATCGGGCGGATCCTCGAGTCGGAGGAAAACGAGCTGGTGCCGGTCGCGAATGCGGACGTGTGGGCGGATAACGGCGGGCTGAACAACGCGATCTGGTTGTGGCCGCTCGACAAGCTCCTGCAAGCGTACGAAGGGCTGCAGGCGCAGCGCGAGCTGGTCAAGCAGTCGATTTACGAGATTCTCGGGCTGTCGGACATCATGCGCGGGGCGACGGATCCGCAGGAGACAGCGACGGCGCAGGGGATCAAGAGTCGCTGGGGGTCGCTACGGACGCGGCGGCGGCAGTCGGAGGTGCAGCGGTTCTGCCGCGACTTGATGCGGATTGCCGGGGAGTTGATCGCGGAGAAGTTCAGCGCGGAGACGCTGGCGATGATGACTGGGCTGTGGTTTCCGACGGCGCAGGAGAAGCAGTACGTCCAGGCGACCATGCAACAGTACCAGCAGCGGGCGCAGATGGCCCAGCAGCAGCCGCAGGGGCCACCGCCGGGGCCACCCCAGCCCGGCCAGCCGCCGCAGGCGCCAGCGCCCCAGCAACCGCCTCCGCCGCAGATCCCGCCCGAGGTGCAGCAGCAGGCGCAGCAGATGCTCTCGTTGCCGACGTGGGAGGACATCGTCGGGTTCCTGCGCAACGACTCGACGCGGCACTTTCGCGTCGACATCCAGACCGACAGCACGATCGCGCTGCAGGACTCGGAGGATCAGGCCGACTACGCGAAGATGATCGCGGGGGTCACGCAACTGTTCACGGCTCTCACACCGGCGGTGCAGGAGGGGATTCTGCCGTTCGACGCGGCGAAGTCGATGATGTCGGGGCTGGCGCGCAAGTTCCGCATGGGCTACGAGATCGAGGATCAGATCGGGCAGATGAAGGCGCCACCGCCGAAAGACCCGATGCAGGATCCGCGGGTGTTGGCGGCGAAGGCCGCGGCGGAGGCGAAGGCGCAGACGACGATGCAGATCGAGCAGGCGAAGGCGCAGGCGACGGTGCAGGCGGAGCAGGCGCGTACGCAGGCCGACGTGGCGATCCAGCAGCACAAGACGCAGACGCAGGCGCAGCTCTCGGCGCAGAAGAATCAGCTCGAGGCGATGGGCAAGCGGATGGAGATGCTGCCGGCGATCATCATCCAGCATCTGAAGAACGTCGGCGCGATCACGGTGGCCGAGATCAATGCCGGAGTCGACATCGGGCAGGCGGTGCTCGATCACGAACTCGCGGCATCCGAACAGCAGGCGGCAGCGAACGGCGGCGCGGTGCCGCAATAACTCAGGAGACGGCAATGACGACCAAGAGCAGGGCACGGTACGGTGACGACGATGCATCGGGCAGGGAAGTCGGCATGCCGCCGACGGTGATGTCGCTGGCGCCGACCGAAGGACCGGACGGCACCGAGGTAACGGTCGAGGGCGGCGGGTTTCAAACGCAGGGCGACAATTCCAAGGTGACGGTCGGCACGGCGGACGCGACGATCGTGTCGTGGGACGACGGCAAGGTGGTCGTCACCGCAGTGAAGGGGCAGAACGTGCTCGACGCGCCGCTCGCCGTGCATCTGCACACCGACGACGAGCAGGACGTCAACTGCGGGGCGTTCACGTTCACGGCCGGGACGGTGGTCGAGCCGGTGGAGGATCAGACGGTTGCGCTGGAAGTGACCAATAGCGGAGACGCTGCGGTCGGCCTGTTTCTCATCGTATTCGGCCCGGACGGGATCATGCAGGAGAGCCTGCTCAATGAGATTCAGCCGAAGGAGTCGCTGGCGGTGAAAGCGCTGCCGGGGGTGGTGCGCTTCAAGGTGTTATAGGCGACTTTTTCCGCACTGGGTGCCCAAAAGGTGCTTGCTGTAGCAATGACTTAGCTATTCAATGCCTCTGCATGAGGCGCACGTTTCGCTACGACCCTCACCTCGGCCAACTGGTCGAGGTTTCCCATTGTGCGGAGCGCGTCGCGCCTGACGTTCTCAACGATCTTCCCGCTTATACGTCGCCGATCGATGGGCGCGTAGTCGATGGCCGCGCGCAGCGTCGTGAAGACTTGCAGCGCGCGGGTTGTCGGCCCTACGACGCCGGCGAGCGTGCGCAACAGGAGCAGCGTCTCGTGCATGAGGACGCGGCGCTCACTCGCAGCATCGATGCGACGGTCGACCAGTGGTTCGCCACGAATCCGTCGCGCAATCACGAATTGCTTGAGCAGGCGATCCGCGCCGGCGTCGACGTTCGCTACGAGAGGCGGTAGATGGCTGATGACCTGATGGACGCGAATGCGGCAGCGAGTGACGTTGCCGACGCGCCCGCCGATGCGCCGGTCGAGAAGTCGATCGACGACACGCTCAACGAAACCTATGCCGCCATCGTTGCGGAGCCGGAGACGACCGAACAGCAGCGCGCCGAGCGTGCTCGCGACGAGGCTGGCCGGTTTGCAAAGGCTGATGCTGCCCGGCCGGCAGCCGCGCCTGGCGCCGCTGGTGCTGCGCCTGCTGCTGGTGCGCCTGCCGCGGCTCAATTCGTCGATCAGGGCCCGCCGGCGGCGTGGAAGCCCGTTGCGAAAGCGGAATGGAACAAGCTGTCGCCTGAGGCGAAGGCGGATGTGTATCGCCGCGAGCAGGCGTTTTTCGATGGCATAGGACAGTACCAGGCCAAGGCGCAGATCGCCGATGGCCTGCTGCAAACGATTCAGCCGTACCAGTCCGTCATGGCGGCGATCGGGAAGGACATCCCGAGCGCGCTCAATGAGGTGCTGCGCACGGCAGCGGTCCTGCACGTCGGTTCGCCGGCGCAAAAGGCCGCAACCCTTCAAGGGTTAGCGCAAGCGTTCGGGGTCGATCTGAGTCAGTTCGCCGGCAACACCGGTGTGGCTGATCAATTTCGCGATCCGATCGTCGATCAGCTCAACAGCCGAATTGCGCAGCTCGAGGGGCACCTCGCGAACCAGCAGCGGATGGCGCAGCACAGCGACCACCAGGCGGCAGCGGGTCAGATCATCGCGTTCCGCGACGATCCTGCGAACAGGTACTTTGCCGACGTGGCGGTGCAGATGGGCCAGCTAATCAACGCGGGCCTCGCGACCGACATCAAGGACGCCTATCAGAAGGCGTGCGAGCTGAATCCGCAAGTCAGGGCTGCGCTGGCAGCCGAACGGGGTCAGGCAGACGCAGCGAAGCAGGCCGCGGAGCGTGCGCGCCGGGTGAAGGATGCCCAGCGTGCCGGTTCGCTCGGCGTGCGCTCGAGCGTGCCGCCGGCGCCGGTTACTGCCAGCAAAGGCGGATGGGCGGACAGTATCGCGGGGTATTACGAGCAGATCGCCGGAGCGTGACCATCCTACTCTGGACTAAAGGATCGTCATGGCCTCTCCGAACAGTGTGTTCACGGAGCTGGTGTCGACCACGTTTCGCAACCACGCCAAGGAAATCAAGGACAACGTCAGCAAGAACAATGCGCTGCTGAGTCGGTTGAATTCCAAGGGGCGGAAGCGCGTCGAGGACGGCGGCCTCTCCATCGTTACGCCATTGGACTACGCCGCCAATGGGACATACCAACGTTATTCCGGCTTCGACGTGCTCAACGTGTCGGCGTCGGACGTGATCAGCGCCGCGGAGTTTTCGTGGAAGCAGATCGCGGTCAACGTCGTCGCCTCGGGCCTCGAACTGCGCAGCAACGCGGGTCCGCAGCGCATCATCAACCTCGTCAAAGCACGCATGAACAACGCCATTCGGACGTTCAAGAATGGCCTGTCCAACGACGTGTATTCGGACGGCACGGCGACCAACCAGATCGGCGGCTTGCAGGCGATCGTGTCGGATGCGGGTACGGGCACGGTCGGCGGCATCGATTCAGGCAATTTCCCGTTCTGGCGCAACCAGGTGCAAAGCGCAGCGGCGCCGATGCAGGGCGGCGGCGCAATTGTGCCGAGTGGGACCACGATCGAATCGCTGATGCTGCCGCTGTGGCTGGCGACGGTGCGCGGCGACGACAAGCCCGACCTGATCGCGTCGTCGAACGATTACTTCTCGTTCTTCGAGGTGTCGCAGACGTCGATCAAGCGCTACTCGAGCGAATCGGGCCCGACCGAGGGGAACGCGGGCTTCGTGAGCCTGAAATACAAGAACGCCGACGTGATCTTCGACGGCAACAGCGGAATTCCCACGGCGCACATGTACTTCCTCAACACCGACTACCTCGAGTTGGTCGTGCATCGCGATGCCGACATGACCGAGGTGCCGGAGTTGCGGGCGGTCAATCAGGATGCGGTGGTGATGCCGATCATCTGGCAGGGCAACCTGGTCGTCAGCAATCGGTCATTGCAAGGTGTCGTCAAGCCGTGAATTACCGCGGCGCACCGACGGAAGCCCGCTTTCTGGCGAAAGTGCAGAAGGCCGAGAGCGGGTGCTGGAATTGGGCTTCAACGCTCGATCGCCGGAAGCTCTACGGAAAGTTCTGGTACGCCGGCGAGCAAGTGCGGGCGCACCGGATGTCATATCAGCTTTTCGTGGGGCCTATTCCAGATGGCGCGATGGTGCTGCACAAGTGCGACAACGCAAAGTGCGTGAATCCAGAGCATCTGTATATCGGGGATCAGTCGCGAAACTGCCGCGATCGCACGGAGCGTTTGCGCTACATGGTGCGGCTGCCATTGGAATCGGTGCGCGCAATTCGCGAGCGTTACGCGGCGGGTGGTGTCAGTCAGGAATTGCTCGCCGCGGAGTTCGGCATTCATCAAACGCAAGTGTCCAAGTATGTGACCGGCAAGCAGCGCGTCTTGCGCTGACCGGGTAGTCATCACAAAGGAAATTCCATGCCTTACGCAATGGTTTCGCCGACGGTGGGCGTCGCTCCCGTCGGTTTCCTCTACGCGCCGGATACGGTGCAACGGTGTTCGCTGGGCCTGCTGGTCAACGGTGTCGACCCGTACTGGGGTGGCGGCGAGTTCATCTATCTGAAGTCCAACGATGTGATCCTGTGCGGCTCGCTGGTGATCTGGGACTTGTCCCAAGTCGCGACGCTTGTGGGGAGCACGGCGAATCTGGGGGTCAGCGTAGCGGTGGCGATGATGCCGGCCGCTGCAGGCACGTACTTCTGGGCCGCGGTGAAGGCAGATCGCGTGCCGTGCAAGGCGACGGCGACGGTGGTGGCGGGTGCAACGATCGGCATCGGCACGTCGGCGGGTACGGTGTCGGGCACGCTGGTCGCGGGCAAGCAACTGCTGGGCGCGAAGGGAGTGATTGCCTCGGCCGGCACGGTGACGTTTGCGAATACGCAGACGCAGAACGGCTCGCCGGTCGTCGTGGTGCAAAACGCGGATGGTCTGTATCCCGGCATTGCGACGTCGGGTACTGGCATTGCGGCGTCGACCGTCTCGAGCATCGCACCTGACAATCGCACGGTGACGCTGTCGGCGAATTGCACGGCGACGGGTTCGGTGACGATGACGGGTACGAATACCGGCTTTGTCATCGCGCAAATTAACAGAGCCTTCGCTCAAGGGGCAATTACCTAGGTACTCCGTTGAGCCCCTGTCTGAGGGCTTAGGGGCTCGGCAGATTGCCGGGCCCGTTTTTCAAGGAAGCGCAGATGATTGGAATCATGCAAGAGCGTCCGCCGTACGTGCGGTTTGCGTTGGAGTCGGTCGAGACGCGCGACGCGAACGGCGGATCGATCACCCGCGACGTCGAGCATGTGCTGGTCACGCCGGCGGGGTCGAAAGACGTCCACGTTGCCGAAGCGGAGGCGTGGATCGCGCAGAAGGAGCGCCTGGCGCGCGAGAATCCGCCGCAGTTCAATCCGCAGTGGGCGCAGCAGTTCCGCGCGTCGTATCAGATCTGGAAGCAGGGCGTCGAGGTGCCGACGCATGGCACGCCGATTCGCTCGTGGCCGGTGGCCTCGCCGTCGGAGGTCAAACGCTGCATCGATGCGAACGTGCTGGTGGTCGAAGATCTGGCGATTGCGAACGAGGGCGCGCTGGCGCAGATCGGCATGGGCGCGCGGGCGATGAAGGACAAGGCGCGGGCGTGGCTTGCCGAGCGTGACGGGCCAGGCGCGAACGTGCAGCGGGTGTCGGCGCTCGAAGTCGAGAATACGGACCTGAAGCGGCAGATCGAGGATCTGCGCGAGACGGTGCGCAGTCTCGGCGCGAAGATGGCCGAGCGCGAGCGCAAGCCATACCGTAAGCAATCGCAGCCGCAGGATGACGGGGACGTGATCCAGTGACGCTTGCGTCGATCCTGTATCAGGTCGCTGACGAGGTCGGGGTCACGCGGCCGAGCGTCAATGCGCCGGTTGCGGCGGACATCTCAACGCAGCAGTTCGTAGCACTTCTGAAGCGCGCGGGCGAGTCGCTGCTCGAGGCGTTCAACTGGTCGGCGCTGATCACGTCAGGAACGCTGACGACGGCGAGCGGCACGGCGTCGTATCCGGTCGCGGCGGACTTCAATCGCTTCGTCGATGAGACGCAGTGGCTGACGACGAGCCGGGTGCCGCTGTTCGGGCCGATGAATCAGCCGGACTGGGCGCAAAACGAGTTCGGGATGGTCAGCGTTTCGCCGTATTACCGGCAGCAGTTGCGCGGGTTGAATCTGTATCTGCAGCCGACGCCGGCGAGCGTGCAGACGATCAACTACTACTACATCTCGAAGAATTGGATCATCGCGGCCGGCGTGCCGTCGTCGACGTTCGCGCTCGATTCAGACACGTTCCTGCTGCGCGATGACTTGCTGGTGGCGGGTCTGCGGTGGCGCTGGCTGCGCGCGAAGCGGCTGTCGTATGACGAAGAGCGCGACGACTACGACCGGCTGTTGATGGCGGCGAAGGCGCAGGACCGCGGCGCGCGGACGATCTCGATGGATCCGGCGCACGAGATGGGGATGTGGAATTACGGGTTCGTGGTTCCGATTACTGGCTTCGGGAGTTAAACGATGGCTTATCAATTCGCTCCGGGAGCGCAGAACAGTCTGGTCAACGGCCAATATGTGAACAGCGATCCGAGCCAGATGAACAGTGCGGTGATGGGGAGCTTTAATCCGAATCAGGGTGGCCTCGGCCAGGCGGGGTATTCGTCCGATCCTCTGGCGAATTACGTCGACCCGGCCGGAGTCGCGGCACGGCAAGCCGCTGCGCAAAACGCAAGCTTTTCCAATTCGTTCGGTCCCGGTATGCAGCAGAAGTCGGCGGTGCAGTCACCGGGCGGCAGCAGCGGCGGGATGAGCGGCAAGGGCGGGGCGCAATCAATGGCCGCGCCGAACAGCGGCAGTCCCGGTGCCGGGCCGGGGGCGAGCGGCAAGGGTGGTGCGCAGTCGATGCCCGCGCCGAGCGCGCAGAACAGTCTCGCCGGCGGCAAGGCGGCGAGTTACGGGCCGGGCATGTGGGGGCAGAGCGCGAACGGTGGCCTGATGTTCGGCCTCGGCGGGCAGCCGCCGCCGGGGTGGAATGCGGCGAACATTCAGGGTGGCCCGCTGCCGGGGCAGCAGGCTGCTACGCCGCCGGGTGTGCCGATTCCGCCGGGCTGGGCGACAGGGCTGCCGGGGCAGTCTCCGAACATGCCGGGCGCGCCGAATGGTTCCGCACCGCCGGGGTGGAATAGCACGCTGACGCCGGGTACGCAGACGGCTGCGCCGGTCATTCCGCCGAAGACGCCGGTGGGCGGTGTGACGCCGAATCCGCCCGGCGGGTCGATGGCGAGCGGTGTGACGAGTGCGCCGGGCAGCAACGGCCCGCCAGCCGGTGCTGGAACAGCGACGGCGCCGAAGTCGGCCGTGCAGGGTGCGCCGTCCGCTGGTGGCCTGTCGTTCGGTGGTTCCGGCACGCAGCCGTATGCGACGGCGTTCTCGACGGCGACGCAGTCGCAGACGCCGGCGGGGCAGTCGTTCCTCGCCAACCTGTCGAAGTACGGCGCGGGTGCGGCGGCGAATTACCTCGGCTCGCCGCAATCGTTCTCGGTCAACGACTTCAACAAGGCCGCGGGGGCGAATCCGGCACTCGCAACGCAGATGCTCGCCGCCGGCGGGCAGCAGTATCGGGATGCGGTGGCGAAAGCGAACGGTTGGTCGCCCGCGCAGATGAACCAGTTCATCAACACGAACGGCTCGGGGCAACTCTCCGGCTTCACGCCGCAGGCGCTCGCGCAACTGAAGGGGCTCGGGGTCGGCTGATGCGCCAACGTCCGGCGCGCTCGCAGACCGCTGCCACATTGGCGCTCGCTGCGCCGATCGGCGGCTGGAACGCGCGCGACGCGCTGGCGCTGATGGCGCCGACGGATGCGATCCAGCTCGACAACTGGTTCCCGCGGCCGGATCGGCTCGAGGTTCGCAAGGGCGCCTCGCAGTGGGCGACCGGGCTCGGTGGTTCGGTCGACACGCTCGCCGCGTATGCGAGCCCGACGACGCGCAAGCTGCTGGCGGCAGCGAACGGCAAGATTTTCGATGCAACGAGCGCCGGGGCCATCGGTGCCGCGCTGGGAACGGGCTTCACGTCGAATCAGTGGCAGACGGCGATGATGACGACGCCGGGGGGGTCATTCCTGCTGCTGTTCAACGGGGTCGACACGCCGCAGAAGTTCGATGGCACGACACTCAGTGCAAACACGATCACTGGAACGGGACTCACGGCGACGAATCTGGTGCAGGCGACGGTGTACCGCTCGCGGGTGTTCATCGTCGAGAAGACTTCGCTGAACGTCTGGTATCTCGCGGTCAACGCGATCGCCGGCGCAGCGAGCGTGCTCAATCTGGGCCAGTTCTGCAAGCTCGGCGGATCGATTCAGGCGGTCGGGACGTGGACGGTCGACGGCGGCGATCAGGGCAGCGACGACATCCTCGTGGCGGTGACGTCAGAGGGCGAGATCCTGATGTTCAACGGCGTCGATCCATCGAGCGCGACGTCGTGGCGGATGATCGGCATCTTCCGTTGTGCAAAGCCGATCGGCCGGCGCTGCACGTTGAAGTTCGGCGCGGATCTGATCCTGCTCCTGCAGGACGGGAGCTACGAGGCATCGCGCATTCTGCAGCAGTCGGTCGAGTCGCCGGCGCTGTCGCTGTCGGACAAGATTCGCAGCGCGTTTGCCGATGCCGCTGCGCTGTACGGCGCGACGGCGGCGAATCCGCTCGGGGTCTTTGGGTGGGATGTCATTTATTACCCCAATGGGCAGCGGCTGATCGTCAACGTGCCGCAGGACACGACGGGCACCGTGTACGTGCAGTACGTGATGAACAGCATCTCGCGCGCGTGGTGCCGGTTCACCGGCTGGAGCTCGCGGTCGTGGGCGCTGTTCAACTCGACGCCGTTCTTCGGCGATGCGAACGGGGTGGTGTGGCAGTCGGACATCGGCACGCGGGATAACCTGATCCTGGTGTCATCCGCTGCCAAGCAGGCGTTTACCGACCTGTCGATGCCGGGGAGGATCAAGCATCTGACGTTGATCCGGCCGAAGTTCAGCAGCAACGGCGCGCCGCAAGTTGGGATCAGTGTTGACGTCGACTTCGCGGATCGGCCGTATCCGGTGCCTACACAGTTGCCGGGCTCGAACGGCTCGCCGTGGGACATCTCGCCGTGGAACGTCACGCCGTGGGGCATCGGTGAGCGCGTGCTGGGACCGTGGGTGACGTTGGGTGGTTTGGGTACGGTGATCGCGCTGAAGGTGAATTCGCTGACGCGCTCGACGTTGGCGTGGTTCCAGACGGACTTCGTCGCGGAGCCTGGGGGAATTCTCTAGTGAGCTGGGTCTGCGTCGATCAGCGCGTTGCCGAAGCCGTCGGGATTCCTTGGGCGATGGAACGCGTGCGGCTACGTTTCCCGTGGAACAAGCCGACAGCGATCATGCTCATCGACGGCGATCGTTTGCGCGCGGTGGTCGCGTATTCCGACTACACCGGGCAGGCGGTGTCGATGCACGTCGCGTCCGATGGGTCGAGGCATTGCACGCGCGCGTTCCTGCGCGTCTGCTTCCGCTATCCGTTTGAACAACTCAAGGTGCTGCGCGTGACGGGGCTGATCGCGGCCTCGAATGCGGCCTCGCTGCGGCTCGCCTTGCATCTCGGATTCAGGATCGAAGGGCGTTTGCGCGAGGCTGCCGACGACGGCGGTGATCAGCTTGTGGTGGGCATGTTGCATCGCGAGTGTCGCTATCTAAACCAAGGACCGAAACATGGACAGCGGCTCACCGCCTGCATCGCCTGATCCGACGCTGGCCGCGGATCAGCAGATTCGCGTCAACCAGGCGACGATCGATCAACTGACGAACGCGAATCGGGCGAATCAGGTCGGCCCGACCGGCTCGCAGACGTGGACGAAAGATCCGACCACGGGGCAGTGGACGCAGACGACGACACTCGATCCGGCGATCCAGCAGCAGTTGCAGCAGCAGATCATCAACACCGACATCGGGCTCGGCACGCAGGGCAACGCGATGGCGCGGTTGCTCAACAGCAACTATGCCGGCGGGCAGTTGGATATGTCGGGACTGCCGCAGGGGTACGGCGGCACGAGTCTGCCGCGCTCGCCGCTGGTGACGGGGCTCGATACCGGCACGTTGCCGGGGCTGCAAACCGGAGTCGCTTCGGCTGATCCGCTGACGCAACTGGACAAGTCGAAGGTGGGCGACATCCAGAACGCCGTCGCGGGTGCGGGTGGAACGCAGGGCTATCTCGATCAGGCGCAGCAGGCCGTGTACGGGCAGATGGCGTCGCGGCTCGATCCGCAGTTCAACCAGGCCGAAGAGGTGATGAAGTCGCAGCTTGCCGATCAGGGCATTCCGCAGAACAGCGAAGCCTGGAATCGTGCAATGGACGACTTCCACCGGCAAAAGACGGATGCCTACCAGAGTGCGAATAACGCAGCGGTGGGTGCGGGCAACGCGCTGCAGAACCAGTTATTCGGCCAACGGGTGACGGCGGGACAGTTCGGCAACAGTGCGCAGGCGCAGGCATTCGAGCAGGCGCTCGGCAGCGGGCAATTCACCAACAGCGCACTGGGGCAACTGTTCCAGCAGGGGCTCGCGTCGGGGCAGTTCGGCAACGCGGCGCAGAACCAAGCGTTCCAGCAGTTGTTGGCGAAGGCTGGATTCACGAATAGCGCGATTGGGCAGGACTTCTCGCAGGCGCTGCAGCAGGGGCAGTTCGGCAATCAGTCGCGGCAGCAGGCGCTCAATGAGCAGATAACGCAGCGGCAGGAGCCAATCAACGAGGTGAACGCGCTGAAGGGCGGTCAGGTGATGGCGCCGACGTTCGGTGCGACGGATCAGGTTGCAGGGCCGGCGGGTGCGCCGAATATCGGGCAGTTGCAGAACAATGCCTATCAGGGGCAGTTGAACGCCTACAACGCGCAAGTCGGGTCGGACAACGCGACGACGGGCGCGATCGGTAGCGTGATCGGCATGGCGCTGATGGCCTTCTGACATGCCTAATCTATTCGCCAGACCGGCAGGAATGCCGCCCGCGCCGATCGACGACTACTCGATGCAGGCGCAGGGGACGCAGCCGGGCGCGCCAATCGACGATCGCAGCACGCCGGCCTCGCCAATGGATGCGCAGCGCCAGCAGATGCAGTTGCAGATGCTGGGGCAGATGCTGATGCGCGCGACGCAGGGAGGCCGACCGCAGATGCCGCTGCAATCGCAGTCGCAAGACCTCCAGTTCCCGCAAACGATGGGCATGGCGCGACGCTGATGGACAGCCTGTTCGCCCGGCACAAGAGCGCCGTCCTGCAGTTCAGCGGCGGCAAGGATTCGCTTGCCTGCCTGCATCTGCTGCGACCGTGGTGGGATCAGTTCACGGTGTTGTGGTGCGACACGGGAGACTCGTTTCCCGAGACGCGGCGGCAGATGGACGTGGTGCTCGCGCTGGTGCCGCACTTCCTCGCGATCCGCAGCAATCAGCCGGCGCAGATCGAGGAAAACGGTCCGCCGTCGGACCTGTTGCCGGTGTGGGATTCGCCGCTCGGGCGGCAGATGGATTCGTCGCGCACGCGGCGCGTGCAGACGCCGTTTTCCTGCTGCAGCACGAACATCTGGGAACCGATGGGGCAAGCGGTACG